CGATTGTGGAAGATAAACTGATTTTGCTGGTGGAGGACAACCCGCACATCATGGCGATCAACGACGCGGCACTGCACATGCGCGGTTACCGCACCCTGCAGGCGGAAACTGCACACAAGTGCCGGGAGCTGCTGTGCTTTCACGCGGTGGACTTGATCGTGCTGGATATTCTTCTGCCGGACGGCGACGGTGTGGCGCTGTGCCGCGAGGTCAAGCAGGAATACGATGTGCCGATCCTGTTTCTGACCGCTATGGGCGAAAATGAGGATATCGTCAAGGGTCTGACCGCAGGCGGAGACGATTATCTGACAAAGCCGTATGATTTGGAGGTGTTCATGGCCCGCGTGGAAGCGCGTCTGCGTGCGGCGCACCCGAAGGAACGCGCAGTACGGCTTGGCCCGCTGCAGATGAATCTGCTGAGCGGACGCGCGTACATCGGAGAGACCGACCTGAACCTGACGCAGAAGGAATTTGCGGCGCTGCTGTATCTGGCGCGGCACCCGAACCGCAGCGTCAGCGCGCAGGAGCTGTACGAGGCGGTCTGGCAGCAGCCGATGGGAGCCGACCCGCATGCCGTGCGCATGACGATCTCACGGCTTAAGCAGAAGCTCGGCGGCGAGGATGCGAGGGTCACGGTCAATTCGTACCGCAGCAGCGGCTATCGGCTCGAGGAGCAATAATTGAATATTTACAGCGGACGGCGAAGGTAACAAATTTGGTACCTTCGCCGTCCGCCGCCTTTTTGCCCTTATACTGAAAGTACGGTGAAATACCTGTATCCTCGGACGGTGCTCCGCGGTAAAGCAAGGGGAAAGCCGTGGAAACCGTTTATTTCATAAGGCAAGGAGGAAGAAAGATGAAAAAACGAATTTGCAGTTTGCTGCTGATATGCAGTATGCTGGCGGGTCTGCTGCCGCAGATCGTGCTGCCGCAGGCGGCGGCAGCAGATACTGCAGCAGCAAGAGACGGCTTTGGTCTGCCCACGGAAGAAAAAACGGGCATAACAGACGCAGCCACACTTCGGAATAACCCATACGGCACGCTGGGATGGGTTCCGCTGTTCCAGAACCACGAGCTGGTTGTAGCCGGTGTGGACTCGGATGAGTTCCAGACGACATACGAGGGCGCAGCCAACGGCAAGGGCAGTCAGATGTCCACATTTCGGTGGAGCAACTCGACCAATGTCGGCAATGCTGAGCGTATTGCGACTGTGGCGTTTGATCCGAACGGCACCGGCAAGGATGAATACATTGCGAATCTGGTATTTGATAAAAGTTCGGAACGGCTTCGTCTGTATGTGACGAACAAGGACCGCAAGGTATCGAACGTTGTCCAGATTGGTGACGATGATGACAGCAGGTACATCAAGAAACTGAAATTCTACCAGACCCGTGCTATGCTGAGTCTGACCGCAGGCGACTTTGACGGTGACGGCAAGGACACGCTGCTGATCTATACGCCGGGCAATAACAAGGATACGGCTACTGTAGACAGCATTAAGGAGTATACGTTCAGCGGCAGCACACTGACTGACAACGGTCGCGTAATCAACCTCGGTGACGTCATCGACGGCGGCCGAGACGCGCTGAAGGCCATGCTGTACCACGACGGCAACGGCGATAACGAGCTGCGCGCGCATCTGAGCGTTGATATGGAAGTCGGCGACGTGGATATGGACGGTATCGACGAGCTGGCAATGACGGTCAATGTCAACGACCTGAAGGAAAGCGAATACAAGCTGGATGGTAAAACATATACCAACTTTGAAAAGTCTTATCTGACGGTATACGACTATAACAACAGCAACAAATGGTCGCAGATGACGAAGCAAACACTGCTGAACAGCAATGACGGTCCAAGCGGCCGTGCTCGCTTTGCGGGTGTAACCATCGGTTATGTCAGCGATGCGCCGAGCGGCAGCATGCCGCCGGAAGTCGTTGCAGTTGGCTATTACGATAAGAACGGCAACTACAAGGACTGCGACTTTGACAAGAGCAAGCTGCTGGCGTACAGCTATCAGTACAGCACGAAGGATAATTCGTGGACAGAGAAATTCAAGGCGACAGAAGTTGTCACCAACGGCTTTACCAATACCGGCACCAAGGGTGACGATGTGCAGAATCCGATCGCGGTAGCGGCTGTTGCAGCGGACGGCGTGAACACCCAGGAATATCTGTTTATTTCCGGCAGTATGTATAAAGTCGGCACGGTGAACGGCAGTCAGCAGCTGTCTATCCTGGACGGCTCGAATAAGGGCCATGACCGCTGGCTGGGCGGCCGACTCATCAACAACAGCGGTATTCTGGACTATGCTGTCGGCAATTTTGACGGCAACAAGCAGGGCATGGAACAGGTATACTACGTTGAGTACCGCAAGCAGGAGACCTTCGACAAGCAGTTTTTGAAGATCGGTCAGCTTTATAAAAAATCGAGTACGAGCACCTCGGGCGGTCAGACAACGGTTACGCCGGACAGCACGTTCAGCCGCTGGGAGGATGACTGGACATACTATGACAAGAGCAACTGCAATCTGGCGCTTACAACGGCAGATGTAAACAACGATGCCATGCTCGCGAAGATCAAAAGCGTCAGCACCGGCTATACCGACCCGAAGGTAATGGCGATTCTGGAGGCGTCGCCGCATTTCGCTGAGGTGAATGACGGTGATATCGGAAACTCGCAGACCGGAATCGGATACAGTAAGGATAATACTGTAGCAGTAACGGCATCCGGTTCGATTGGTTTTGATATCATGGCGGGCTTTGAATATGTTGCACCGCTGATTGAGACCGGCGGCGGTGTTGAATTTAATACCAGTCATACCTTTACTGTTGGTGCAACAAAATCTACAAGCAAGAAAATAACGGTCGAGTATTCTAATGATACGAACGACAATATGGTGCTCATGTATGCAACACCGATGACATATTACGAGTATCAGGTGAAGTATCCGGATGGCACAAAGAAGGGCAATTCGCCGAAGCTGACCAGTTCTATGACGCTGGCGGTTCCGGGTAATCCTTCGATGAACATGGTTTCGGTAGATACTTATAATAAGGCTGCTTCGGCGTACGAGGATATGCAGCAGATTGGCAGCAACCTGCATCTGGGCACGTCCGGTCAGCCGAATACTTATCGTTCCAGTCTGCCGAGCGGTTCACATTCGGAGCAATCCGGTAAAGTTGGTCATTACAAAGATTCGGGTACACAGCTGCAGAGTTTTACGACTGCAACCAGCAGCGGCGTAAACTTTGAGTACACCTATGAGGGTTCGGTGCAGATGTATGGTGTAGTTGGCGGCTTCAAGGCTGGCGGCGGTTATCACTGGGGAGCAAGCGCCGGAACCGAAAAGGTAAACACTGAGGAGATTACCAAGCTGGGCTCTGTTACCGGCGGCGGCGATTCGCGCTATAACTTTGACTGGAGCTTCGGCACATGGACGGTACCGTTCAACGGCGATGAAGTACCGGTATTGGGCTATGTTGTCAGCAATGTGACGGCACCGCCGTCTCCGGCGCAGGATCTGTCGCTGAGTGAGCAGACCACCAACAGCATGGTGCTGTCGTGGGAATCCGGCGACCGTCCGGCAGAGTATTACAAGATTTACCGCTACATTGAGAACAATAAGAATAAGCCGTTCGTATTGATTGACACCGTAGACGCATCGGAATCACCGAGTGGTGAATATGCGTATCAGCTGAAGGATCTTGCGTCGAACGAAGAGTATCAGTATACGATCACTTCCGGATATTATACCAGTAAGGAAGAGTCGGTTGAAAGCGAGATCGTTGTCGGCAAGACGCTGGCGAATGAGATGAGCCGTCCGATTATCAATGGACCGGACAAAGTAACCGTTCCGCTGAACGGCTCGACAACTTTCCGTGTGCAGGCTTCGACTCCGGCAGAATTTTCGAGCACGGATTATCAGTGGCAGAAGCGTCTGCCGGGAAGAAAGTGGACGGATATTGAAGGTGCTACGCAGGACACCTATACCGTAAAGTCGGTAACGAGCGAACTGAATGGTGCGATGTACCGCTGCGTGGTAACGTGTTATACCAAGTCGGCAACGCCGATTTCGTTCTACAGTGATGCGGCAACGCTGACGGTTGGTACACCGCAGGCAACCGCCGGTTTGACGGTATCCGGTACTTCGGAGGGCAGCGGCACTCAGGAGAAGCCGTATATCGGTCAGAGTAATTTCAACACGGTTAAAACCACGACAGAATCCGTAGAGACAACCGTTCCGTGCACCGTAGAAGTCGATGGCATGACGCTGAATGTTTACAAGGTAAACGATCAAGAGGGAAAATATGTCGGCATCGGTGAAAAGAAGGAAACAAACTGTACGGGGACAACGTATTTGAGAAAGACGGGATAAGGCGGGACAGGACGGGAGACGGCGAGAAAACCCGCTGTTTATGCGGGAAACGGGGCATTTTCAACCGGGACGGGCCCGCGATGGGGCCGCAAATTATCAGACAACTTGAGCGAAGGGCGTCGAGGCGATCGGCGTCCTTTTTTCATGCCCTGGCGAGCCCTGGGAGGCCCAGGAACGGCGGCGGCGCGTCGGGCGCATATCAACCCGCCGAGGGGCGAAAAACCTTGATACAAGGCCGTTTTCGGGCGCAAGAAGGGCCGCTCGGCCCGTCCCGGAAGTCACAGCAGCAGACAAAGAGGACGGGCTTCGCGGCCCTTGAGGATAGTATAGCAGACGAGGCCCCGGAAGGCAAGCGGGCGAAGCGTGCAAACAGGGCGTTAAACCGTGCAGGAATTAACAGCAGGGGGCAAAAACAGGGGTTCGGCGGCGCAGATCGGCGGGGCGGGCACGTTACGAGCCGTTAAACGGGGCGTTACTCACAGGGCGGCGACGGAGCGGAACCAGGGGCAAAACGCCCGCTCGCAATTCTACATTTCCCCCAAACCCGTGTAGAATTGTAGAATTGCCCGGAATACGCGGGTTTTCCAGGGGTCGGGACGCTCTCCCGGCCTCCTTTGCAATTCTACAGACTTTTGATTTATTTTTTAATCATAGCGGGGCAAAAAATTAGGCGGTTCCGTCGCGGGCTTCACGGCTCTCGGCGGGGCCGCTTTTACCGTCGTCGCTCCCGTCGAAGTATGTTGAATAAATAGATTCTTTTTTCTGTTCGACGACGCGCTTGTATTTGAAGTAGGCCAGGTCAAAAAGCTCCTCGCGGTGAGAGGGCGGAAGGAGCCTATACATGGCGACGAGGTCAACTTCGTCCTCGGAAAGCGGGAGGCCGTCACACATGAGGCCCCCTCGCTCTTTCTCTGCTTCGAGATCCGGCTTCTCTCCTTTTGGAGAGCTATCCGTTCGGAGTGTTCCGTAGACAATGTAGTCGAGAGAGGCCCCGAGATAATCGGCAACAAGAACCAGCTTGTCAAGCCGTGGACTTTGTGACGACCACCGCTTTATAGTTCCGTTTCCGAGGCCGCAGTCATGCTCTATTCGGTTAAAGGTGAGGCCCTTCCGTTTTGCAACGGCCTCAATTCTTTGAATTAGTTCGGACATAGCACATCCTCCTTGTGTCACTCTAAGCGGAGAGTAATTGACGAAAAATCTCTCCGTTTCTATAGAAAAGGTATTGACATCTCTCCGAACGGAGAGTATAGTATAGATAGATTAAAAAATTAAGCAAAACAAGCATACCACACCGACCACAAAAAGGAAAGCGTAAAGGAGGCCGAACATGAGAAACGGCAGAAAGCCGACCAGGAAACAGAAGATCAGGCTCGGGCAAGCGGGCCTCGCGCCGGAGAACTGGCTCGTCGTGCGGCAGAAGCCGGACGGGGAACTCATCATCCTCCACAAGCGCACGAACATGATCCGGGTCGTCCCTTCGCTGGGACAATGACCCACACAACAGGAAGGAGCAGCAGCATGAGCGAGAAAAGAGAACGCATTTGCCCGGTCTGCGGGCGCAGTTATACCGACCCTCCCGCGCTTTCACGGCGGGACAACAAGACGGACATCTGCCCGGAGTGCGGGATGCGGGAAGCCCTGGCAGCAATTCCTCGGCACGAAACCCCCGCCGAACGGACGCGGCGAGCCGTCTACGCTACCGGGAATAAGTGGGCGATCGAGAATTTCAAGGCCACACACTCATAGCCGAAACGCCCCTCGGGGCGTCATCGAGGGGGAGCCCGCCCTCGGTCTGATGATGGCAGGGCACGGAACAACAGGAAGGAGCAGCAGTATGAGAAAGATGAAGAAGATCAACGGCTACCTCGTCGTCAAGTTTAACGACCGGGAGCTTCGGGAATGGGAGGGCACGGCCCTCGGCAAGTACGGCGTCATCGACGCGGAGCTCTACACGGGGACGCTCGAGGTCGACCGGGGCGCGATGGAGTACGACAACGCGGACAGCATTGAGGAGGCCGTGGAGCTGGCTCGTGGGCTTGAGTCGGAGCTCGACACAGAGGAGCCCGAGGTCAAGGTCACACTCATCAAGGAGACGGACGAGGCCACCGAGGAGGAGGAAGTGGATGCGCGGCAGATGATCGCCGGATGGGAGAACACTCTCCGGGGACAGGTCGCGAGCCCCCACTACAAGGACGTGGACGAGCGCACGGCGGCGCATGAGCTTTACGGCTACAAGGCCGCACTCCGCGACCTGGGACTTCTGGATCGGGAAGACTGCTACGTCCTCCCGGACACCTTCGGGGAGGCCCCGGGGCCGCTCCCCAAGAAGCCGGAGGAGCTTCTCTCCTATGTGTGCGACGAGCTTTGCCGCCACCGCCGCCCGGAGATGACGCAAGAGCAGCTCGACGCGGTTTGTGAGAAGTGCTCCCTTGAGCGGCTGGCGAACGAGGGCGATGAGCGGGAGCGCCGAGCGCGGGAGAGGGCCCTCGGGGCGATTTATGGGCTCATCGACCGCATCCGAGACCGGGAGAGCCGCACCGAGGCCGAACAGGTCGGCGCAGAGGCCCGGGCCTACCTCCGGGCACTGGCGACCGTCCAGGCGGTCACAGAGCGGGAACGCGAGATCTTTACCGCAGCCATTGAGGAGGCGGTCAAGGCCCGGCAGGAGCTGAAGGAGCGGACGACCTTCGAGAACCTCCACCCGGAGCTCAAGCGCCACCGGGAGACGGCGCAGATCTACGCCCTGGGGCTGGCACTGGCGGCGGATTGCCCGGACAACGATTGCCGGGTCTACCTCAACATCTTCAACGGGGCCCGGGAGCTGGACGCCGCCCTCGATAGCCTGGACGCGGACAGCACTCCGGCGCTCTACTTGCGGAAGGCGCTCCGGGAACGGGTCGGAGAGCTGGCGGAGATGTTCGACGGGAACTTCGCCGTCAAGCAGTATCGGAAGGAGGCGAGGGCATGAACGGGTTAGACCTCCTTAGATCCCCGAAGACGACGGCGGACGAGATCGCCGACATCGTCTCGGCACAATGCCCGCCCGTTGTCCCCGAGAACTGCGATGCCCTCTCATGCCGGGAGTGCTGGCTTGCGTGGCTGACTACAGGCGAACCGCCAAAAGAAAAGGGGCCGTCCGACAAGCAGACAGCCCCGGGCGAGGAAGGGATGCACCCCAACCTTAAAGAGCTCTACGAGCAACATTTCCGAAAAGAAAAGCGCGTTCAAAGGGAGGCGGAAGTCATGCTTCATCGTCTTCGCGCTCGACCTTCTCGCGAGCACTGACGAGAGCCTGACAATGCTCGTTTACAGCCGCAGCAAGTTCGACTTGATTGACGACCCCCTTCCGTACAAGGAGGTCAATCAACGCGGCGAGAACCGGGTCTTCTGCGAGGCGGTGCCGAAACTCGGCGTTAGCGAACTCGTTATCGGTCTTAATCCATTTATACATCACATTCACCCCCTCCCCGGGCCGGAAGCCCTACTTCGATTATATCAGCGCCGGGAAGGGACGCACAAGGAGGAAACAGCAGCATGAAAGCAGAACTCAAACGAGCCGCCGACCTCGTCGCCTTCCAGCGGCGGGAGGCCCTGGCCCGGAAACGGCTCTCGGGCGATCCCCGGAACCCCTTCCGGCCCCGCTACGGGGCGGAGCTGACCTTCACGGCGGCGGCGCAGGAGGCGGAGACCCTGGGCTATATTCTCAAATTACTTGAGAAGGAAGCGGCCCGGGAGTGTGCGCGGCGGGTCATCCCCACGCTGGACGCGATCCTTGACTTTGTCATCGGGTTCGGGCTTCTGGCCCTGGCGATGCTGGGCGTCACCGCCGCGTGTGTGGCAGCGGGAGCGCCGGACGGCATCACCCGGACGGCGGCGCTTTTGGGCGTGGGTTTCATCACAGCCCTCTCGCTGCACCGCCTGGGGCGGAAGTAATTCTAAGAACGACTACACAGGAAGGAGGACAGCGATGAAAAGCAACGGCAAACTTTGCCCCCTGGGGAAGCTCGTCGTCAAGGCGCTTGCCGACCAGGAGAAGACAAAGTCGCAGCTCGCCGCCGAGATCGGGACGTCGCCGCAGTATCTAAGCTACATTCTCTACGGCGTCCGCTCGGGCGAGAAGTACCTCCCGGCGCTCATCGCGGCCCTCAAGCTCGACCCCCGGAAGGTCGAGAAGGCAACGGCAGCATGACAGCAGGAAGGGAGGGACAGGAGTGCCGGACGTATTCATCACCATGAAGGAGGCGGCGGAGTTCGAGGGCGTGAAGTATGGGACATTCGCCCAACGCATCGCCCGCAACCCCAAGCAGTACAAGACCAAGACGCAGCCCCAGGAGGGCGGAGGCAAGGAGCAAGTTTTGATTGCGGTCTCCTCGCTCTCCCCGAAGGGCCGGAAGGCATGGCGGGCGGCGCAGAAAGTGGACGGGAGGGATGTCGTCATAGAGAAGCGAACAGAGTCCGCGCCCTGGTACGTGGGCGTCGACCTCAACCACTACACGGAGCAGCACAAGAAGGAGTTCTACGAAGCCGTCGAGCTGGCGGCACGGGTTCAAGACTTCATAGAGTACGACGGCCCGGAAACCCGCACGGCCTACGCGGAACGCTACGCGCTGGGGCTGGGCGTGAGCCCGCAAACCCTCTACCGCTACATGAGCAACGTCCTCAAGGCGAACGCCTGGGCGCTCAAGTTGGAGAAGGAGGACGGGCAGAGCCGGGACTACTTCCGGGCGCTGGCCTTGTGCCGGAAGCCGAAGGAGAAGGCCACCTTCCCGAGCCTCACGGACGAGCAAAAGGCTCTCATTGAAAACATCTGGTTCGACCGCCGCTTCGCCGCTAACCTGGGGACGATTGAAATGCTCTATGAGAAGTTCGAGGAGGTTGCCGAGGGCCGGGGCTGGGAGAGCTACCCCAGCATCAAGACCGTCGCCCGCTACATCAAGCACCTCATGGACAAGCCGGGCGCAGAGTCGGCCCGCTACCTCGCGGCCAACGGCTCCCGGGAGTGGAAGAACAAGAAGATGCTCAAGGGCAAGCGGGACGCGACGAGCCTCAAGGTCATGGAGTACGTGGTCGGCGACGAGCATACCTTCGACTTTTGGGTTCAGTGGGTCGCCCCGAACGGGAAGATCAAGGCCGTCCGCCCGAAGCTCGTCGCATGGATGGATATGCGGAGCCGGGCGATCGTGGGCGACGTGGCTTGTGTAAACGCCAACGGCGACACACTGAAAGAGAGCCTTGTGAAGATGCTCTACTCCCACCCGGGCGGCGTCCCCCGCATCCTGCACGTGGACAACGGCAAGGACTACACCAAGAAGGAATTGACGGGCCAGAGCCGGAAGAAGCGGAACATCGACTTCGCCTTCGACTCGGAGACGGTGGGCTTCTACCAGAGCATCGGTATCGAGGAGGTGGGGCGGTCGCTCCCCTATCAGCCGTGGGACAAGCCGATCGAGCGTTTCTTCTCGACCGTGTGTTCCAAGTTCTCAAAATGGTTTGAGAGCTACACGGGCACCCTCACGGGCTCCAAAACCTACGCCAAGCGGCAAAAGGACGTGGACGGGATGCTCGAGCGCGGGGAGCTGCTCACGATGGAGGAGTTCTTCGAGGCGTGGACGGAGTGGAAGGAAACGAAGTACCACACCCGGGAGCACCGGGGGCTCAAGGACGCGGGCGAGAAGTGGATCACGCCGATCTCACTCTTTGAGAACGGCGAACGCTATGAGAAGGCAGCGCCACCCCGGGAGTATGCGGCGATGCTGCTCATGAAGGCGGACACCGCCCTTGTGCGGAACCAGGGGATCACCAAGTTCGGGACACTCTACACGGACTACGAGCTTTGCCACTACGTCGGCAAGCACGTCGGCATCAAGTGGGACGCCGACGACGTCACGAAGCTCTACGTCTACGACGAGGAGGGCCGGAAGATCTGCGAGGCCGTCTCCGCCGAGCTCCTGGCCTTCGGGCCCCACTGTTCACAGGCGGCACTTGAGCGCCTCCTTCGCGACCAGAAGCGGCAGGAGAAGGAGATGCGGGAGGCACTGGAAGACTTCACGACGCCCTACGAGCTCCGAGTGGAACAGGGCCGACCGTCCGACGCCGTGGGCAAGCTCGACCTCACCATCAAGGCAGAGCGGAGCCCGAAGGTCATCTCCCTCCCGAACGACAAGGAATACCGGGCGGAAGTAGCGGCAAGCCGGAAGGCCGGGAAGAAGACGTCCGGGGACGAGTTCCTCGGCAAGAAGGCAGACGACGCCCTCGCCCGCTTGAGGGCCATGAACGAATAGGAGGTACAACATGGAAGTCACAGCAGCAGCGGCCCAGGCCGCAACCTATACCAATAACAAGAGCCTCGCGGAGCAGATCAACGACTACCTCGCGACGACAAAGACCAGCATCGCAACCCTGGCGAGCGAGATCCCGGGCTATTCCCGCCCGACGATCTCCCGCTACCTCTCGGGCAAGTACGAGGGGGACATCACCACCATCGAGAAGCTGCTCGCGGACTGGCTGGCCGGGCGCACCGGGGAGGCCGTGGCCCTCCCGGAGCCGGGCCGGAAGACCGGGGCGAAGCCCGCCTTCTACGAGAGCCGGGACGCCCTCAAGGTGCTGGGCGTGTGTCAGAGCTGTCAAGAGTACATCGGGCTCGGCATCGTGGTCGCCCGCAGCGGCTACGGCAAGACCTACTCCCTCCGGCAGTACGCCAAGCTCCCCCGGGTCGCCTATATCGAGTGTGACGACACCATGAGCAGCCGGGATCTTGTGGAGGCGATCGAGAAGGCCCTCGGCATCCCCAGCGGCTACGGGACGATCTGGCGCAGGGTCAACGGCATCCGGGACTTTTTCAACACGAACAAGGGCTACCTCCTCATCATCGACGAGGCCGACAAGCTCGTCTCGAAGTACACCCAAAAGAAGATGGAGATCCTCCGGGCGATCTTCGACCAGTCGGACGTGGGGCTCGTCATCGCCGGGGAGCCGAAGCTCGAGGCGCAGATCAAGACCTACCTCGTCCGCATGGCGAACCGGGTCGACTTCTACGTCAGCCTCAAGGGGCTTGACCCCTCGGAGGTGGAGGGCTACCTCGCGGGCTTCGAGGTCGCGCCGGACGCGATGGTCGAGCTCAAGGCCCGGGCCTGCAACATGCAGACGGGATGCTTCCGTCTCCTCGACCGCACCCTCTCCAATGTGTCCCGCATCCTTGAGGAGAGGGGCGAGAGGGTCGTCACAGTCAAGATCATTGAGCAAGCCTCGAGCCTCATGATGCTTTGACGCGGAGGAGGCCGGGACAATGAAAATGAGAAAGCAGCGGCTCATGGGGCTCGCTATGCTGGCGATCACCGCCCTCATCCTGGTTATGGCCCGAGGCGGGAGGACGCCGGAGGACAGCGACGCGACCGCCGCCTTCCTCACCGGGCCCCTGGGCCTGTATATGCTCCTCTCGAAGACCTACATCCTATACGACGGCGAGGAGCAGGAGGCGGGCGGGCAGAAGGAAAGCGTCGGGGAGGCAGCTCCCCGGGCACATAACAAAACTACAAGAAAGGAAGTTGTCAACACATGGCAAGAAAGAGAGTGGTCGAGCCCTCGGGCGTCAAGACCTGGGAGGACGCAAACGACGCCCTCCGTCAGATTGCGGAAGCGCAGCTCGCCCTCGCGGACATTGAGGGTGAGATGAACAAGCAGATCCTCGGGGCGAAGAAGGCCGCAGAGGAGCAGAGCAAGCCGTACAAGGACAGGGTCGCCAAGCTCGAGCGCGAGCTCAAGGATTTTGTCACCGAGCACCGGGCAGACATGGGGAAGACGAAGACCCGGGCCCTCACCTTCGGCGAGGTAGGGTTCCGGCTCTCGACCTCCGTGTCGCTCCCCCGGGCGAAGGAGAAGATCGAGGAGATCATCCGCCGCCTCAAGACCCGGCAGATGATGGACTGCATCGTCGTCAAGGAGGACGTCTCGAAGGAGGCCCTCAAGAAGTACGGCGAGGACACCGTCAACGCGGTCGGCGCTACCTGGAAGCAGCAAGACGTCTTCGGCTATGAGCTGAACTTCTCGAAGCTGGAACAGGTCAAGGCCGGGCAATAAGAGGGCCGAGAAACGAGGTGCAAATCATGGCAACAGCAACAACGCGCAGCGGGCGGAAGCTCCCCTCCATCCGCACTCTATGGGCGATCGCCAAGTCGCCGGAGCTGGGGCTCACGGACGAAGACCTCCACGGGGTCGTATACCGGGAGACGGGCAAGGGGAGCATGAAGCAGCTCACCCAGGGCGAGATCACCGCCGTCGCCCGCGTCCTGCAAAACATGAAGGACAGCGCGGCCCGGGGGAGCCGGAGCAAGCGCACGGATGAGGGCGGCAACCCCACGACCGAACGGCAGCGCCGGAAGATCTACGCGCTGACCGAGGCCCTCGGCTGGAACAGCGACAAGCGCCGGATCGAGGGGTTCGTGAAGCGGATGACGGGCATCGACCGCCTTGAATGGCTGGACGCGGGCCAGTGTGAGAAGGTCATCGAGGGGCTCAAGGCAATCCTCGCCCGGGAGCAGCGGAAGGAGGGCGCGGATGGACGTCGGGACAAGTAAAGGGCTTGAGAGCTTCCTCGCCTTCCTCCGGGAGACCACGGAACGGCACAGGATGGCGGAGGCCGACCGCGCCGAGGCGGAGGCCGCGACGCAAGACCTCCTCCACGCGCTCGAGCTGGGAGACGACAAGGCCCCGGGCCGGGCGCGGCTGGGGCTCAAGATCCGGGAAGTGCGGCGGCAGCGCCGGACGGCGAAGGACATCGCGGAGCAGACCCGGCCCGTGGTGGATTGGGTAGAGCAGAACCGCACCGTCATCAAGGGTCTTGAGCGGCTTTTAGGCGATGTCCGCAAACAGGAGCGCCGGAGCGAGGGGCGCAGCTATGCGCCCCGTACCCACATATTAGAGGACATACGGCGCGACGGAGAGAAGGAGGGGCAGCATGAACAACTTTGACGAGCCCGTCAAGAAGGCGGAGACCGACGCGGAGATCCTGGACGCGCTGCAAGGGGTCAAGCTGACACAGGACGAGATCCGGCGCGGGGCGTGTGGCGGGATGGGGCTCGCCTTTTTCCGGGCCTACTATGAGAAGCTCCCGGAGGAAGTCGCCCGCCGCCTCACGGAGATCGACACCGAGGCCGTGGGGCACATCACCCGGGCGACGGGTCTCAACCTGTCCGGCTCGCTTCTGGATCGGTTCGGGGAGAAGCTGGCAAGCGACGCCGCCTTCGCCCAGGTCATCCGGGCGGCGAACGTGTACCGGGGGCGACTGGGCTACGCTCCCCTCGGGCCGGACGGCTGGCCGGAGGTGGAGACATGAGCGAAAGAGCGCGGAAGGCGGGACAGTTTGCCGGATCGGTGGAGCGGCTGGCCGTGGAGCTGGCGATGGTCGAGATCATCCAGGCGCGGCGGTTCCTGGGCAAGCCCACCAGCAAGAAAGACCGCGAGGAGCTGCTCAAGCTCACGACCCCCGAGCTTGCCTCGGCAGCTCAGGCACTCGGAGCCGCCGTACACCTTCGGCAACAGATGGAGATAGCGGAGTTCACTCGGGGCCTCATAGAACAGCAGAAAGCCGCCCAGGAGCCCAGGAAGGGCCCGTTTGTCAGTTAGGGGGCGAGGATATGGCGGCAAAGAAGAAGCGCCTCACGCAGCGCGAGAAGGCCGAGAGAGCAGCGATGAAGAAGCAGCTCCAAGCGGAGGGAGTCCTCCCGCCCGACAAGTCCAGGCTCAACCGCAAGAAGTTCGCCCGGGAGACCTGGGCGGAGTGGGAGGAGTTCCTCAAGAGCGACCCGATCCGGGCGGAGGTCTCCCTTCTCCGGGCGGTGGAGTTCATAGCGGGCCCGGAGCTTCCGGCAGTCACGCCGGAACAGGTGGGCGTCTATAAGGCCCTCAAGCTGGCGGTGGAGTACAACAAATTCCTCCGCAAGCTGGAAGCCGAAGGGCGCAGCAAGTACACAATCGGGGAGCTGGCCGACGAGGTCGTCCTCCCCATCTGGAAATTATAAGGAGGCAAACAACACATCATGAAGTACAGCAAAAGCAACCCGCCCATGACGTGCATGATGACACAGAGCACGTGCTACAAGGGCACCAAGAAGATGACGGTCAAGGGCGTCTTGTGGCACAGCACCGGGGCGAACAACCCGACCCTCAAGCGATATGTTCAGCCGGACGACGGCGCACCCGACCGAGCCGAGCTCCTGTCCAAGCTGGGCACCAACGCGAACAAGAACGACTGGAACCACATCGACACACAAGCGGGCCTGAACGCCTGGATCGGGAAGCTCGCGGACGGGAGCGTCGCGGCGGTTCAGACGATGCCCTGGGACTTTAGGCCGTGGGGATGTGGGAGCGGCAGCAAGGGGTCATGCAACAGCGGATGGATTCAGTTTGAAATCTGTGAGGACGCCTTGACGGACGCCGACTACTTCGCCGCCGTGTATCAAGAGGCGTGTGAGCTGACGGCGTACCTCTGCACCCTCTACGGCATCGACCCCAAAGGAACCGCCGATTGCTCCGGCGTCACTGTCCCGACCATTTTGTGCCACGCGGACAGCCACAAACTAAAGCTCGGCAGCAATCACGCCGACGTGACACACTGGTTCCCCAAGTTCGGGAAGTCGATGGAGACCGCCCGGGACGATGTCGCGGCCCTGATGAGCGGCTCCACCGCGCCGGGCACGGAAGACAAGACGGCGATCATGGGCAAGGCCCAGGCCACCGCGTCGCAGATGGCGGCGTTCTGCTTGAGCAAGAACGCCTCGCCGCAGCTCCCGAGCTGCACCGTGGAGGAGCTGGCCCGCATGTTCATCGAGGAGGGCGAGGCCGAGGGCGTCCGGGGCGACGTGGCCTTCGCGCAGAGCCTCCACGAAACGGGCTATTTTAAGTTCGGCGGGATCGTCCTCCCGTCTCAAAATAACTATGCCGGGATCGGGGCCCTCAACGGCAACGCCACGGGACAGGCGGCGAGCTTCCCCGACCCGCGCACAGGCGTCCGGGCGCAGATCCAGCACCTCAAGGCATACGCCTCTACCGAGGCCCTCGTGAACGCTTGCGTCGACCCCCGCTTCTCCCTGGTCGCCCGTGGCGTGGCCCCCTATGTGGAATGGCTGGGCGCGGCGGATAACCCGCAGGGGCGCGGCTGGGCGGTTCCCGGCGCGGGCTACGGAGCGAACATCGTGAAGCTGCTCGGCCAGATCCTCGCCTTCCAAGACCCGGGGGACGGCTACCCGGCCAATACCCCGGAATGGCAAAAGGCGGGCTTCGAGGCCCTGGTAGAGCGCGGCATCATCAACTCCCCGGACGTGTGGAAGGCGAAGTTCGACCAACCGATCAAGGTCGGGGAAATCCTGGCGATCATCGGCAGGATGTAACAGGAAGGGAGGGCGCAGGACATGGATAAACTCGCCGAGGGTTTGACGCTGGAAATGCTTCCCGAAGGGCTCTACCGCATGATCGCCGAGGCGATCGGGACGGATAACTTCTATAAGCTCGCCGAGGTCGTCGGGGGTACGACGGTTTACATCCCGAAGCCCGAGAGCGTCACCCGGCCCGTCCGCGACGCCCGCATCAAAGAGGAGTTCAACGGCTACAATCACCCGGAGCTCGCCCGGAAGTACGGCGTCACAGAGCGATGGGTTCGCCGGATTTGCGGCCCGGGGCAGACGGAGGGGCAGATCGACATCTTCGACTATTTCAACGACCTGGGGCAGGAGGACGACGAGCTCCTCCCGTGAGCGGCAACTCTTAGAACTGCTTCGTATATAAGTTTCCGGGAACGGGATTTAAGATAAGAGTACAAGCAATAGCTTGTACTCTTATTTTTTGTCCAAAGGAGGCAGACACACATGAACATGGAACTCATCCAAAGCGCAGCGAGCGACGCTCTTGTCAACGTCGTTCTCGCGGTCATCGCCCTGGCCGGGGCCTACGCGGTGTACTACATCCGCCTGGGCGCGGCCAAGCTCAAGGAGCAGACGGCGCAGATCAAGGACGAGGCGGGCCGGAAGGTGCTCGAGGACGCCCTTGACGATGTCGTCAACCTTGCGACGGTCTCGGTGGGGGCGATGGAACAGACCACGGCGAAGGCGCTCCGGGACGCAGTCAAGAGCGGCAAGGCAAACCGGGAGGAGCTGCTCGCCCTGGGGAAACAGGTCTTCGACGAGTTGAAGGCGGCGATCAGCCCCCAGGCGCAGAAGGTCATCACCGACAACCTGGGCAGCTTCGACAAGTACCTCACCGCCGTCATCGAGGACGCCGTCCTCAAGGTCAAGCAGGAAGACCCCTATCTCACACTCTCCGGGGAGCTGATTAAGGACGCCGCGCCGGAAGACAAGGCCGGAGCCGCCGCGCAGTAAGGAGGGGCCGACATGGACGGAGCGACAATCGCGATGTTCGTCTTCCAGACGGTCATCACGGCGATCATCGGGGTCGCCGCGTGGGGAGTGAAGAACGCGATCGGCGAGATGAAGGCGGCGGTCTCGGAGCTCAAGGCAGCGGACAAGAAGAACGCCGAGGAGATCGCCGCCGTGCGCGGAGAGCTGGGCGACCTCAAGGCCGACCTCCCCCTCATCTACACAACCCGGGAGGACTTCATCCGGGTCTCGAACAACATCGACCAGAAGCTCGACAAGCTCCTATACAGGGGCGCAGCAAAGGAGGGATAAAAGCGTATGGCATACTTTGACGACATGACGGAGCAGGAGATCCGGCAGAACAAGGCGATCCGGGGCTACATCGTCCGGGCCCTGGCAAAAGGCAATCAGAACTCGCTGCTTGTGCGGCAGATCACGAACGCCCTCCTCGCCGACAACCTCATCACCGTCCCGGACATCTCGAAGCAGCTCTCCTATTTGGAGGACGGCGGCTACATCGAGTTCACGGACAAGCGGGCCACGGCCTACAACGCCTACCGCCGCGACGCCGTCATCCAGCTCACGAAGGCGGGCGTCGACCTTGTGGAAGGCACGAGGGACGACCCGGGCGTCGATGTCTAAGAAAGAGCGCCGGAGGACGCGGATCAGCTCGACGATCGACAAGCTCCCGGACGACATCAAGACGGAGCTCGACGTCCGGCTCGCGGACACGGCCAACACCTACGAGGAGCTCTCCGCGTGGCTCAAGGCGGAGGGCTACGAAATCAGCAAGAGCGCGATCGGGCGCTACGCGATCCGCAGCACCCAGGCGGCGCAGCGGGTCGCCGAGACCCTACAGCGCACCCAGGCGATCGCCCAGGCGGTGGAGGCGCACCCCGACCTCGACTACACTCGGGCGGCGTCGATGGTTCTCATGGACGGCCTCATGCAGCGCGTGAGCACGGCGGAGGGCGACTTCCAGGAGATGCCGCTTGACAAGGCGGGGCGGCTCATCGCAAGCCTCGCCCGGAACGCCACCTATGAGAAGCGCGTCCGGCAGGATATGAAGAAGAAGGCCGAGCTTGCCTTCGACCAGCTTGAGGCGGAGCTCATGGCGGCGATCAAGCAGCACCCGGAGCTCGCCGGGGAGCTGCACGACGTCCTCTCAAGGGCGAGGGAGAAGGTGCTCGACGATGGCGAAGATTAACCTCAAGGACTACCTGGAACGGCTCGAGGAGCCGGAAGACCGGGAGGCGGTCGCAAGTCGGGAGTACCAGCGGGAACTATTTGAGCAGTATGTCCAGAAGGGGACGAACTTCCCCGAGCTCCGGGCGCAGCTCCTCGAGGAGTACCGGGCCGGGGCGGAGCTCACGGGCCCCCAGGGGCTACGCCGGAAGCTCGGGGCGGTTGACCTGGGCTACTTCGGGCGGGCCTACCTCCCCCACTACTTTGTGAGGCCGTCGCCCCCGTTTCACGAGGAGCTCGACCGCATCTTCCGCGAGGGCGTCATGAAGGGGCTGAACCCCGCCACCGACGCGAAGGAAATCAGCCGGGCGGACGGATGCCGGAGGGCGGTCGAGGCCCCGCGTGGACACGCCAAGAGCACGAACTTCACCTTCAAGGACTCCATTCACTCGGCGGTGTACGCCTACAAGCACTACGAGATCATCCTCTCGGACAGCTCGGAACAGGCCGAGGGCTTCCTCTCCGACATCAAAACGGAGCTCGAGGAGAACGCGGCGCTCCGGGAGGACTTCGGGGAGCTTGTGGGCCGCGTCTGGAAGGCGTCGGTCATCCTCCTCTCGAACGGGGTCAAGATCGAGGCGCTGGGCGCGGGCAAGAAGATCCGCGGACGGCGACATAAACAATGGAGGCCCGACCTCATCTTGTGCGACGACCTTGAGAACGACGAGAACGTCAACACAGCCGAGCAAAGAAAGAAGCTCCGGGACTGGTTCTATAAGGCCGTGAGCAAGGCGGGCGACACCTACACGGACATCGTCTACATCGGGACGCTGCTCCACTACGACGCCCTCCTCGCCAACGTCGCCAAGAACCCCGAGTATGAGGCCGTCCGCTACAAGGGCGTCATCTCCTTCGCGGCAAACACAGCCTTGTGGGACGCCTGGGAGCGCATCTTCACCGACCTTGAGAACCCCAGGCACAAGGAGGACGCCGAGGACTTCTTCAAGGCGAACGAGGCCGCGATGCTGGAAGGAACCGCCGTCTTGTGGGAGGAGAAGCTCCCCTACTACGCCCTCATGGTTATGAGGGTATCGGAGGGCGAGGCGTCCTTCAGCAGCGAGATCCAGAACGAGCCCATCGACCCGGAGAACTGCGCGTTTGCCGAGGAGTGGATTGACTACTACGACGACGGGCAGCTTCCCCCGGACTTCTCCGAGGCGCGGTTCCTGTTCGTCGCGGCGAACGACCCCTCCCTCGGCAAGAACCGCAAGAGCGACACCTCGGCGATCATCGCCGTGGCGAAGGACACCTCGACGGGCTACATGTACGTCGTGATCGCCGACATCGCCAAGCGCAAGCCGGACAAAATCATTGAGGACGCGATCGAGGCGTCCCGCCGTTTGAAGCGGGAGTACAAGAAGCCCCTCTACAAGTTCGGCGTCGAGACGGTTCAGTTTCAATACTACTTCGCCGAGATCATGCGGCAGAAGTCCGCCGAGATCGGCGAGTACCTCCCCATCGAGGAGATCAACAGCGTCCAGAACAAGGACGCCCGCATCCAGTCCTTGCAGCCCTTCGTGAAGAACGGCTACCTCAAGTTCTCCAAGCGGCACAAGGCCCTCCTCGACCAGATGCTCAAGTACCCTATGGGGAAGAACGACGACGGGCCGGACGCGCTGCAAATGGCCGTCTCCCTGGCCCTCTCGGTCAAGGTGGGGCAGCACACGGACTATAAATCAGTTTTAGGCCGCGCTATCAAGTTCCGGCGCGGGGCCTACTAAGGAGGTGAGGCATTATTAGTACAGTTATTCACGAGAACACGCTCATCCACGGGGACAGCCTCACCGTGCTCCGGCAGATGCCGGACGAGAGTGTGAACGCAATTATCACCGATCCGCCCTATGGCATCAACTACGTCTCACAGACCGGGGCAAGGATAAAAAACGACAAAGCCCCATTCATCTGGTTCCTTTATGACGCTTTCCGCGTACTCAAGTCGGGAGGAACGCTCCTATGCTTCACACGCTGGGATGTAGAGCAGACCTTCATCGACGCGATTGAGTTAGCTGGCTTCCGGGTCAAAAGTGAGGTTATTTGGGACAAGGTCTATCACGGCATGGGGGACACGAAAGCAGCCTTTGCCCCGGCGCATGAGAACATCGTCTTCGCAATTAAGGGGAAGTACAGCTTCCCCGGGGGCAGGCCGAAAGATCTCGTCACCTTTAGCAAGCTCGGCAGCGCCCAGATGATCCACCCGACAGAGAAGCCAGTGGGCTTGATTGCAAACCTTATTACGGCAGTTACAAAGCCGGACGACCTCATCCTTGACCCGTTTGCCGGAAGCGGCTCTACTCTCGTCGCTGCAAAGAAGTCGGGGCGGCGGTTCATTGGAGTAGAGCTCGACGACGAATATTATGAAAAAGCACGGCGGCGCATTGAGGAGGTGGTCGAGTGAGCAGCAAGGGAAAGCGGTGGAGCCTTAGAGGTTTGTTCCAGCGCCGCCCCGAGACGCGGGAGGTCGCAGCCGCCCAGGTAACAGACAAGTACAGCGAGTACCCCTCGGACGGGCTCACCCCCGTCCGGCTGGCGGAGATCTTCAAGGAGGCGGACGCCGGGGACGTGCTCCGGCAAGCCGAGCTCTTTGAGGAGATGGAGGAGAAAGACCCGCACCTCTTTTCCCAGCTCCAAACGAGGAAGAACGCGGTCACGGGCCTCGACTATGAGATCATCCCCTTTGACAGCGACGACCCCAGGGACAAGGAGATCGCCGAGTTTGTGGAAGCGCAGCTCGGCGGCATCGAGGGCTTTGAGGACATCATGCTCGACCTCCTGGACGCGATCGGGAAGGGCTTCGCGGTCTCGGAAATCATGTGGAGCTACGACGAGGGGCACGTTGTCGTCGGCGACATCCGTTCCCGTCATCAAAAGCGGTTCTTTTGGGACAGCGTCGACGACTCCTTCAAGGTGAGAACCCAGGAGGCCCCGGAGGGCATCGAGCTCCCGAAGAACAAGTTCATCGTACACAAATACAAGGCCCGCAGCGGCCACCCCTCCCGGGCTGGCGTCTTGCGCGTGGTCGCCTGGATGTACCTCTTTAAGAACTACACCCTCAAGGATTGGGTCGCGTTTTGCGAGGTCTTCGGGATGCCGCTCCGCCTGGGGAAGTATCAGCCGGGCGCAAGCGAGGACGACAAGCGGGCGCTCATGCAAGCCCTCGTCGCAATCGGGGCGGACGCGGCGGGCATCTTCCCGGACGGCACGGCGATCGAGTTCGTGAACACCGAGAAGACCAGCTCGACCGACCTCTATGAACGGCTGGCCCGCTATTGCGACGAACAGGTCTCGAAGGCGATCCTCGGGCAGACCTTGACCTCGGACTCGGGCGGCGGCAGCTACGCGCAAAGCAAGACGCACAACGACGTCCGCCACGACCTCACCGTCGCGGACTGCAAGGCAATCGCGGCCACCCTCCGGCGCGACCTCATCCGCCCCCTGGTGCTCTACAACTTCGGGGAGGACAAGCGCATCCCGTACCTCCGCTTCGACGCGGAGGAGTCGGAGGATCTCACGCAGACGGCGACCGTCATCGGGACGCTCATCCGGGAGGCGGGGCTCAAGGTTCCCACAAGCTACATCTACAAGAAGTTCTCCATCCCGAAGCCCGAGGGCGACGAGGAGGTCGCCACCCCGTCCGGGCAGACGGCGCAGGGGGCGGGGTTCGGCCCCTTCTCTTTCAAGGCGCAGCCCGGCGAGCCGATCGCGCTCAAGGTCGGGGACGGAGCGGGGCACGGGACGCAAGAGCGCGTCGACCGTCTGGCGGCAGCGGCCACCCGGAAAAGCGCCGGGGCCTTCAAGAAAGCGTTCGGCCCGGTTCTCAAAAAGATTGAGAACGCGGAGAGCCTTGAGGAGCTCCGGGACATGATGGAGGACGAGAAGGCCGTCGCCGAGCTGTTCGGCGAGATGGATGTCTCGGAGGTGGAGGAGCTGCTTCAAAAGGTCATGCTCTACGCCAACCTCGAAGGGAGGGCGGCGGAAGATGGACGACATTGAGGCCGTATTCAACCGAAAGGACATGACCTTCGAGGAGGCCGTCCAGTATTTCAAGGAGCGCGTCCCGGTCACGGCGTCGGTCTTCTACAGTATCGCGGAGAAGTACCGGGGGCTCGCCTTCACAGTGGGCGGCTACACGAAGGCGCAGATCCTCAAGCGGTTCTATGAGGAGATCCTCGCGGCGCTGGAACAGGGGAACCCCCTCTCGGAGTTTCGGCGCAATATGAACGAGTTCCTCGAGGCCGAGGGCTATGAGGGGCTCGACCCGCTGCAAGCCGACCTCATCTTCCGCACCAACATTCAAACGGCCTACAATGTGGGCCACTATGAGCAGATGACAGACCCGGGCGTCATGAAGCTCCGCCCCTACTGGCAGTACGACGCCGTCAACGACGCCCACACCCGCCCGAGTCACCTCGCGATGGACGGGCGGGTCTTCCCAGCAGACAGCGAGGTATGGAATACATGGTTCCCGCCGAACGGGTTCCGATGCCGCTGCACGGTCAAGACGCTCTCAAAGAGACAGGTCGAGGCCCGGGGGCTCAAGGTGGAACAGACAGCGCCGGAGGGCCTCATGCCCGACCCGCACTTCTCGACCAACCCGGCAAAGGTACGCTTCGAGCCCGACCTCAAGGACTACCCCGCGCCGCTTGTGAAGGCGTACCAAAACCGGGAAAAAGAGAACCCGGGCAAATAAGGCCCACAGAGGCCCCAGGAAGGGCCGAGGGGCCGGGGAGTGTAATTCCCGGGGCGCGGCAGGTTCACCCCGTTATAACGCGGAATAACGGCGTTTCCGGGGGCTTCAAGCACTAAGCAAAGGAGACAGGCAGAAAATGAGCGATTTTCTCACCCTAAAGGGGGGCGAAGTGGATGTCGGAGGAGCACCGGAGGTCATCTCCGTTTTGCCCTTCGGCCATGTCGTGAGCCAGAAGGGAGAGTTCGACGTCGACGAGGAAAGCCTCGCCGCGATGAAGGCGCAGATCGCCGAGCGCGGCGTCGACCTTGTCGTCGACTACGAGCACCAGACCCTCACAGGAGACCGGGCCCCCGCCGCCGGATGGGTCAAGGAGCTGTTCGCCGAGGACGGGCACATCAAGGCCCGGGTCGAGTGGACGCTCCCGGCGAAGCAGTACCTTGAGAACAAGGAATACCGCTACCTCTCCCCGGTCATCACCGTCCGCAAGACGGACAACAAGGCGACGGGCCTCCACTCCCTCGCCCTCACCAACACCCCAGCGATCGCGGGCATGACCCCGATTGTAAATTCATCCACATTTGAAGGAGGCAAAACCAACATGAACGAACTCATCAAGAAGCTCGCGGCGGCGCTCGGCCTGGGCGAAGACGCGGGCGAGGAGCAGATCCTCGAGGCGCTCTCCGCTTGCATCGAGGAGAACAAGGCCCTCAAGGAAGCCGCCGAGGGCAAGAAGCCCGGGGACGGCAAGCAGCCGCCCGAGGAGGACACCGTCGTCGCGAACAAGGCCGTCTGTGAGCTCCTGGGGCTCAAGGCCGGGGCTCCCGCCGCCGAGGTCGCCGCCGTCATCATGTCCCTCAAGGGCGGCATCGACGGGCGCGTCAAGGCCCTTGAGGAGCAGCTCGCCGACCGGGATGCCGAGGAAGCCGTTGAGCTGGCGCTCAAGAGCGGCAAGATCACCCCGGCACAGAAGGGATGGGCTAAGGACTACGCCCTCAAGAGCCCGGAGGGGTTCAAGTCGTTCCTTGAGAAAGCGTCCCAGGTCGTCCCTATGAGCGAGGTCGCGGGCGGCGAGGCCCTGGCACTCAAGGGCAAAAAGCCCGACGAGGCGACGATGCTCATTTGCAAGCAGCTCGGCGTGAGCGCCGAGGATCTGGAAAAGTACGGCATGAAGGAGGAGTAACGTCATGGCAGCATTGACCAATGTGAGAGACACGTCCGAGCTCGGCGGGAAGTACATCGCCCTCCCTGTCAAGGGCGCGACCACCATCTATCAAGGGGCGATCGTGGCGGTTGACGCCAACGGCTACGCGATCCCCGGCAAGAAGGCCGCAAGCCTCAAGGCGGCGGGCCGGGCCGAGGAGACCGTCGAGAACAAGGGCGGGGACGGCGACGCCGTCATCCGCGTCAGCCGGGGAACCTTCGTTTTTGAGAACTCCACCAGCGGCAAGATCACCGCCGCCGACGTGCTGGGCCTCTGCTACATGGAGGACGACCAGACCGTCACCAAGACCGGGACGGGCGCGTCCGTGGCGGGCCTTGTCATCCGCGTGGACGACGAAGGCGTCGCCGTGGAGATGGGCTTCGGCCTCACCGCCCCCGCAGCCGCCGAAAAGTAAAACAGAAGGAGGACAAAGAACATGATTGTAAACCAGCAGACTTTGAGGGGAATTTACGTCGGCTTCAACACCTTGTTCAACAAGGCGTTTGAGGGCGTGACCCCGCTCTACACCGAGATCGCCACCGTCACCCCCTCGACCACGGAGTCCGAGACCTACGCATGGCTCGGCGACATCCCGGGGATGAGGGAATGGATCGGCGACCGCGAGATCCAGAACATCAGCGCGAGCGACTACACCATCAAGAACAAGGACTTCGAGCTGACAATCGGCATTGACCGCAACGCGATCGAGGATGACAAGATCGGCCTCTATAACCCGTCTGTCCAGATGCTCGGCCAGTCCGCAGCAGCCCACCCCGACGATCTCATCTTCAAGCTGCTCGCGGAGGGCTTCTCCGAAAAGTGCTACGACGGGCAGTCCTTTTTCTCCGACGCCCACAAGGTCGGCAAGAAGACCGTCTCCAACAAGACCACGGCCAAGCTCTCGATGGAGTCCTACATCGCCGCCCGCGCCGCTATGATGAGCCTCACCAACTCGAAGGGCCGGGCGCTGAACCTCATCCCGAACGTGCTCGCCGTCCCGCCCGCCCTGGAAGCCGCCGCCCGGGACATCCTGGTCGCCGACTACATCAACGGCACCAAGAACACCATGCAGGGCACCGCGAAGCCCCTCGTCATCCCGCAGCTCGCCGGGCATGACTCCATGTGGTTCTTGCTTTGCACCTCCCGGCCCATCAAGCCCCTCATTTGGCAGCAACGCAAGAAGCCGAAGTTCGTCTCCAAGACCCAGGAGACCGACGACAACGTCTTCATGAAGAAGACCTTCCTCTATGGCGTCGACTCCCGAGGGAACGCGGGCTTCGGGTTCTGGCAGATGGCATACGCCGGAGACGGCACCGCCGAAGCCTAAGCCCGGCCAAGCAGACGAAGGGAGAGAACGGCGTGAGCTACAGCACGAAAGAGGAAGTCCGGGAGATGCTCAAGGACGACGCCCTCAACGCGATCATCGGGGACACCTTCATCGAAGACCCCGCCGAGCGTGAGGAGCTCGTCGCGCCGATTATTGAAGGCGCGATCGCCGACGCCGACGCGGAGATCGACGGCTACCTCGCCAAGAGGTACGCCGTCCCGCTCTCCCCGGCCCCGAAGGTTATCAACAAGTTTTCAAAGGACATCGCGGTCTATAACCTGTTTTCCCGGATCGGCATCGACGAGAGCACCGACCAAAAGACCTACCTCAACCGCTACAACGCGGCGATCAAGTTCTTTGAGCTTGTGGCCGACGGGAAGGTCTCCATCGGCACGGAAGCCGACGACCCGGCAAGCGCAGCCGCGACCGGGTTCTCGGCGAAGTCAAACACCCGGCTTTTCACCCGGGGCAGCATGAGGGGGATGTAGGGCGTGTATAGCATCCGACTGCAAGGAGACACCGCCGCCCTCCTCCGAAAAATGCGGCGTTATTCGGAGCTTGACAGGAAGGGCCTCAACACCGCCCTCGCCGAAGGCGTCCGGGAGTCTACCCTCGAACGGTTCAAGCAAGGCCGGGGGCCGGACGGCAAGCGGTGGAAGACCTCCATCCGGGCGGCAGAGACCGGGGGCAAGACCCTCATCGACTCCTCCCAGCTCCGCAACTCCATCAAGACGACGGCGGATGCCTCCGGGTTTGCGGTCGGCACAAATGTCAAGCACGCGGCAACCCACCAATTCGGCGACAAGGGCCGCACCATCCGGGCAAAGCGGGCGAAGAACCTCCGCTTCCAGGTGGGCGGACAATGGATCAGCAAGAAGAAGGTCAAGGTCAACATCCCCGCCCGGCCCTTCCTCGGCCTCTCGGACGAGGATATGCAGGAGATCAAGGCCACGACCGAGGAGTTCATCGGGAGGGATGACTAATGCTCTACAAGGAAAGCAAGGAATACCTCCTCGACAAGCTCGAGGCGGCGGGCCTCAAGTCCAAGCCGTACACGACGCAAAAGGCCCTCGAAAAGAGTCAAGAGAGTCACATCGGCGCGGTGCTTTTTGAGTCGGAGACCCTCCTCCGAAACGGCTCCAAAACACGATATAGAGACCAAGAGGGAGCGCAGAAAAAGAGGAGGAAGGTCTTCGACCGGGCCCTCGCCTTTACCGTGATAATCGGCGACTATACCGACGAGGCGGTCGAGAGCATGTTCGGGGCGTTCCTCTCAAGCCTCGACCGTGGCATCTACGTCAACGGGGACTTTGTTCCGATCGAGGTCGAGGGGGCGGACTGGGTCGACAAGGACGACTCTATTCTAAAGGCACAGGTCGCCGTGCAAATCAAGATAAGGTTTGACGGCGGGGTTTACAGGGACACAGACTTTGCGAAGGTCTCCGACGTCGCGGTTGAGTCCATCACCAAAAACGAGGGAAAGGAGTTTATAGATGGCGAATAAAGCAACATCGGCCCCCGCAGCTACACAGGCAGCGGGGCCGCAGGAACCGAAAGCTCCGGGGCTCTTTGAGATCGGGGAGCTCCGCAAGAAGCACAAGGTCGGGCGGGCCGTCTTCGCGGGCGTATGCAGCGCCCAGGGCTGGAAGCCCGGCAGGGCCGTCACCGAGGAGGAGTTCCTCGCAGCGGTCAAGAATTTTGAGAACGCCCCCATGAACGGGGCGCACACCACAAAGGAAAGCGAGGCGAGAAGATAATGCTCCGAGATGTCAAGCACACTGTCACGGACGGCCTCCTCGGTTTTGCCACCGCGACGGGAGACGGAAAGAGCCTCAAGATCGGCGTCTCTCCGATCGTTTCGGACACGCCGATCATCATCACCGGGGATATGGACGCGGCGAAAATCAAGGCCCGCCTCGGCCTGTCCCCTCTGGCGGATGCCGTCATGAGCTCCGTGCAGTTCGGCGCGTCGCGGATCTACTGTCTCCCGGTCTCCGCTACCACGGCGGGCAAGCTGGGAAGCGTTTCTAAGGACGGCGACGGAGGGGGCTCCGTCACCGTGGACGGCTCTCCGACGAACGCCTTCTCCGTGGTCGTCAAGATCACGGCGCAAGGCGGGCTCAACTCCGCCGCCTTTATCTGCTCCATTGACGGCGGGAACAGCTACACCGACGAGATCACCGTCCCCGTCACCGGGGAATATGAAATCGAGGGGACGGGCCTCAAGCTCAAGTTTACGGAGGCGACGGAGTCGGAACAGAAGCCGAGCTCTTTCCTCGTGAACGATGTCTATAGCTTCACGACCACCGCCCCCACCATGACGAACGGCGACGTCCTGGCGGCGTTCACCAAGCTCCAGAAGTTCGCCGAGGAGTATGAGTTCATCCACGTCGTCGGCGAGAGCGACCTCCCTCTCTGGCAGGCCGTGAGCGAGGCGCAAATTGAGCTCCGGGACACCTACCACAAGCCCGTGTTTGTGGTCTTCGAGGCAGCGTTCCCCCAGGCGGGGGACGAGGATGAGCTCGACTTGCGCGGCAGCGGGGATCTCACCGATTGGGCCCTCGAGATGGAGGCCAAGCGCAAGAAGGTCAAAAACTACGACATCCAGGTCGTCACCGCCTGGGGGCGGCTCGTCATGCTGGACGGCACGACGCAGATCGTCAACCTCGCGGGCCTTGTGTGCGGCCTCTACGCAAAGGCGGCGGTGCAGGAGTCCATCGGCAAAACCAGGGCGGAGGCCGGGTTCGGCATCCCGAAGACGAAGCTCCTCGAGCTGCTCCCCGCCGGGATGGACAACTCCATCATCGAACTTTTGGACGTGGCGGGCTATCTCACATTCCGGGAGTACGACGGGCTCGACGACTTCTTCGTCTACCACACAAAGATGATGAGCCCGGACGGGAGTGACTTCCGCTATGCCGAGGATGTCCGGGTCAAGAACAAAATCATCCGGGAGACCCGGAAGGAAGGGCTCCTTCTGCTCAACGACGACATCGACCTCGAGGACGTCCAAGGCGAGCTTGAGACCCGGGCGAAGTTCATGTTCGTTCCCTTGCAGCGCATGATCGACGCGAAGGAGATCAGCTCCGCCGAGATCACCGTACCCGAGGGGCAGGAGGAGACCATCCTCGAGGACGAGACAATGCGGGTCAAGATCCGCTATGTGTCCCGGGGCTACATCCGGGAGGTCGAGGTAGACCTCGGCAGGGCGCAGCCCAGCGACTAAGGGAAGGAGGTTAAAGAGCTATGTCCCTAAAAGTAAACGGCCAGACCTACGGATGGGGCGACGTGGACGTCAAGATCCCCGGCCTCGTGCTCGTGGTGCAGGAAATCAGCTACGACGACGAGCAGGAGATGGAAGAAAGCTACGGCAAGGGCTACCGCCCCCGGGGGTATGGCAAGGGCAATTATAAGGCGTCCGGCAAGATGTCCATGCTCCGGGACGACTACGACGACGTCCTCGCCTACTGCAAGGCGAAGGGCATCCCGTTCTATGGCATCGAGTGGCCCTCCGTGGTCGTCTCCTACGCCAACGAAGGGGAACGCACCCGGATCGACGAGCTCAAGAAGGTCATCCCCACCAAGCGCAGCCACAAGGCCGCGCAGGGCGACAAGTCCCTCACGGTGGACATTGACCTCATGATCGTCGGCGGCATCGTGGAGGACGGCGTCGAGCCCACAAAATAAAGGCGTTATCTCAAGATAATCGAGAACAGGAGGACAAAACACTATGGAAGACATGAAGAAGGAAGTCGCGGGCAAGAGCCGCGCCGAGGAAATGAAAGAGAAATACGGCAAGGTCTACCGCGTCGGCGCGACGATCGAGGTGGACGACGAGACCGAGAAGACGGTCGAGTTCTACTTCAAGCGCCCCTCCACGGCGAGCTATGACAGATACGTCAAGACTACCGCCCAGGGCGCGACGAAGGCCCTCAAGACCTTCCTCTTTGACAACGTGGTCGCGGAAAGCGAAGCGGATCTCGAGGCCGACCTTGAGGAGTTCCCGGCCCTGGCGCTCTCCATCGGCGAGAAGCTGCTCGGGATGCTGGGCCTCTCTAAGCAGACAAATTTGAAGATGCTCTAAAAGAGCAGCTCTCGGAGGTGAAGGGAAACTTCGTGGAGGCCGGGCTTCTGGAAATCCACCGTTTTCTCCCTCCGGCTCTTTTAGAGGGCTTCGACATTGAGGAGATCGGCCTCGACGAGTTCCTCCGCTACGTTGCGAAGGCGCGGTACATCCAGGAGCTCGAGGAGGGCATCGTCGCCCGGGCGATCTCCGAGGTTTTCTCGGAGTAGCCGGGCGGCGTCGGTCGCCTTGATTAAGAGCACAAGGTCGCCTCCATACGTTAGGAGGTGAAAGGCAAAGCATGAGTTTAGAGTCCGTGTTCCGGTTGTCGCTCATTATGAACCTGATCGACAACCTAACCGGGCCGATGGCTGGCGTCACGTCCAGCGTCGACGGAACCGTCTCCAAGCTGCAAAAGGTCAATTCAACTCTCGGCAGCGTGGCAAAGACGGGGGCCGTCATGCAGGAGGTGGGCTCGCAGATCACGGGGGCGGTGCTGTCCCCGGTCGAGGCCACCTTCGAGACAAGACGGGCGATCGGCGAGCTGGCCTCCCTGGGCGTGCAAGACCTCGGGGCGGTCGAAGACGCCGCCCGAGCGTTCAGCGACCAATGGGCCGGAACCACGAAGGCCGACTTCATCGCGGCGGCCTACGACATCAAAAGCGGCATCGCGACGCTCTCGGACGAGGGCGTCGCGGAGTTCACAAGCCTCGCGGCCCTGACCGCGAAGGCGACGAAGTCCACGGCGGGCGAGATGACCTCGCTATTTGCCACGGGCTACGGCATTTATAAGGGCTACTATGACGACATGAGCGATCTCGAGTTCGGCGAGATGTTCTCGGCGGGGATCGCGAAGTCGGTGCAGCAGTTCAAGACGACGGGCTCCGAGATGGCCTCGAGCATTGAGAGCCTGGGCGCGTCGGCCACGAACGCGAACGTCCCCCTTGAGGAGCAGCTCACCATCCTCGGCATGTTGCAGGGGACAATGAGCGGCAGCGAGGCGGGCACGAAATACGCCGCCTTCATCCAGTCCGCAGCGAAGGGCGGCGAGGAGCTGGGCCTCTCGTTCCTGGATGCAAACAACCAGCTCAAGAGCCTCCCCGAGATCCTCGACCAGCTCCGGGGCAAGTACGGCGACACCATCGACGCGATGGAGAAGCAGGAGCTCGCCTCCGCCTTCGGCACGGACGAGGCGGTCGACCTCATTGACCTCCTCTACAACAAGACCGAGGACTTGCAGGGGAACATCCTCACCATGTACGACGCCCTCGGCTCCGGCACAGGGGTCGCCACGGAGATGGCGAACGCAATCAACGAGACCGAGCCGGAGCGGTTTGAGCGGCTCACGCAGCGCATCCAGAACGTCAAGGAGTCCATCGGGAACAGCTTGCTCCCCACAATCAACGATCTCATGTCGACGGGCGAGCAGGTGCTCACGAAGGTCGGCTCCTGGGTCGAGGAGAACCAGGAACTCGTCCGGGTCATCATGCTTGTCGTCCTGGCGATCGGCGGCTTCCTCACCATAGCGGGGACGGTCATCGCCGTTGTCTCCGGCGTGGGCCTCATTATCACGAAGACGATCTCCGGGTTCAAGCTCCTAAAGGCCGGGTTCCTATTGGCAAAGGGGGCGCTCACGCCGCTTATAGCGAGCGTGTGGAGCTTCACAGCGGCGCTTTTAGCGAACCCCGTGACGTGGATCGTCATCGGCATTGTGGCCCTCATCGCGGCCCTGGTGCTGCTCTATAACAAGTGTGAGTGGTTCCGCAACGGGGTCAACGCAATCATCGACTTTTTCAAGGAGAAGCTCGGCGCGGCCCTTGAGGTCGTGACGTCCATCTTCTCCGGGATCGGCAACGTCATCGGCTCCGTCATGGGAGCGGCGAAGGCAACCGTCTCCCAAAACCTTGACAACATGCGCTCGGCCTATGAGTCGCACGGCGGCGGCATCCGTGGCGTGGCAGCGGCGGCGATCGAGGGCGTCAAGGGCATTTATACGGCGGGGTTCTCGTTCCTGGACAACCTCACCGGGGGCAAGCTCACGGAAATCAAGAACAAGTTCGTCACCTCTGTCTCAAACATCGCCTCGGGCGTCGCCGAGCGGTTCACAGCCGTCAAGACGGCGTTCACGAACGGCATCAACGCCGCGAAGAACATCGTCTCAAATGCCGTGAATTGGTTCTTTGAGTCCGGCAAGCGGGTCATCTCAACATTTGCAAACGGCATCAAGTCAGCGTTTACGGGCGCGGTGGACGCGGTCAAGGGCGGACTCCAAAAGATCCGCAACCTACTCCCGTTCTCGGACGCCAAAGAGGGCCCGCTCTCGACCCTGACCCTCTCGGGTCAGCGCACGATGACGACCTACGCCCACGGCCTTGAGCTGGCGCAGGACGCGCCCGCACAGGCGATGGAAAAGGGGCTCTCCGGGGCGAAGGCCACGCTTGAACGCGAGCCCGCGAAGAAGGTGAGCCTCACGGACACCAACGGCGGGAAGGAAGACAAGCAGGGCGGCGGCTCCGGCGAGGGCAGCTCCGGCAAGCAGGTCATCATCCAAAAGCTGCTCATCCCCGTCGACCTCAAGAAGATCAAAGACCTCGAGCAGCTTCTCGCGCTGCTCAAGGAGGCCGAGGACTACGCCGAGGCCAACGGCAGCGAAGACCCGGAGGGCGACCCGGATGCCGCTCCGACACCAGCGTAAAGGAAGGGAGGAACGACCGTGATTTACACCGAAGACCAACTCGTCAAAGTGAACGGGGTCGTCCTCCCTGGCCTTGTGAAAAGCATCGAGGTCAAGGAGTCGGCCAAGATTGACGAGCAGGAAGTAGAGGGCAGCGCCACCAAACCCAAACAGGCGACGGGCTACGAGGACGCAAAGGTCAACATTGAACTCATCCTCGACGACACGCCCACGGCCACGAAGTACCAGCGGCTTGAGACTGTCCGGGCCCTTTTTCGGACGCCCGGCCAGTCCGTCCCGCAGCCGATCCCCATCGTCAGCGAGGACACGGCAAAGCACGGCATCGACAAGGTGCTATTCAAGGGCATCACCCACAAGAGCGAGGTCAAAAAGGATCAGCTCACCGTCTCCCTTGAGTTTTGGGAATATGTCCCGCAGACAATCCAGACGACGAGCAGCTCCTCGGGGAGTTCCTCGGGCGGCTCCTCTGGCGGGAAGACGGTGAACCAGCAAACGACCCTCTCCTCGGACTATCAGAAGTATTTACAGGCAAACCGGGGGAAGTCGCCCGCCGTGGACGACGCAAGCGCGGCGGAGGCCCTGGACAAAGTGGCGCAGATGCCATACTAAAGAAGGAGGCGCAACGTGGAGACACTGGAATTATTTTACCCGCAGATCGCGGCGCGGGCTGGCCCCTATACATTCGACCGGGGCGTCGAGATTGAGGTCTACTCCGCGAAAACGTCCTATTTTGATTGGGCGAAGATCCGCTTCACCGAGCAATTTCAACCGAAGCTCACCCTTGCCCGGAAAGACCCGGCAGCGATAGAGCTCGGATATAACGACGTCTTTGAGGAAGTCTTCTCCGGCTATGTCGCCAAGCCCTACAACGGCGGCGGGTTCATGGACGAGATCACGCTCAAGGACGAGATGCTGCTCCTCGAGGAGACGCAGATCAACAACACGTTCCTCGACACCACCCCGCAGGAGATGATCTCCTACTTCCTCGCGCAAGCGGGGCTCTCAAAGATGAAGCTCTCCGCCACGGGCTACCCGGAGCGCAAGCGGCTCCCCATCCGGCAGATGAACGTCATCGAGGCGATCAACGCCGTTCATGCAGCATGGAACATCAAGCAGCCGTTTTTCTTCTCTGGCGGCGTGTTCTATTGGGGAGAGAAGCCGGAACAGGAAAAGACCTACATCTTCGAGTATGGGGTCAACATTATCGCCCTCACCCGCGTCGGGGGCGCGTGGGAGCTTGAGACCGTGTCGGCCCCGTTTGTCCGGCACTCCCACAAAATCAGTGTAAAACATCCCAAAGTGAGCGGGGAGTTCGAGGTCGCGAAGGTGGTCTCGGCCACCAACGACGACGGCTTCATCCGCACGAAGATTTATTTCTAAGAACCAGGAAAGGAGGGCGCGGAAGTGCTTGAGCAAATGATAAAGGCGGTAGCGAAGAAGCTCATCGCGCAGGAGTACCCGCACGTCAAACTCCCCGCCGTGGTTTACGCCACCGTCAGCAAGGCGGCACAGCTCGGGGAGACATTCGAGCTCGAGGAGCTTGTCATCCACAACGACGAGACCGGGAGCAGCTACAAGGGCCACATCACGGCACACTGGAACGAGTACACCCTCACCGTCGTCGACCGCTTCGGCAACGTGGACGAGACCTTCCCGGCCCTCCCGGGCGTCCGCTCTAAGGCACAGTACAAGGCCGGGGCCGTCGTCGCCGTGGCGCTGGCCTACGGGGACAGCCCGGCGATCATCGGGGAGGTGCAGCTATGACGGGCCTAAACGACACCGACATCCGCCTCACGGACGCCTGGGAGCTCACCAGGGCAGCGGACGGCGACGCCCCTCTCTGCTCCGGCCTGGATTGCCTATACCAGAATATCATCCTCGAGGCCCTCACACAGCCCGGCGATCTCTTTTATGACGCCGCCTTCGGCTGGGGCCTGTATGACTTCATCCAGTCCGAGGATGGCGACCTCGTCCGGCTTGAGATCGCGCAGCGGGCGCGGCTGGGCCTCCAAAGGCGGGAGGTCATCGTGCCCGAGAGCATCGAGGTCGAGGTCAGTTTTTCCGACGATGTCTTCCGCCTCTGGTGCTCCTTCCGATTTACGGACGAGGAGAGCCCCCGGGAGCTCAACGTCGTTGTCAGCGCGGTTGATGTGGAGGTGATAACAGTATGATTGACAAGGATATACTCGACGAGGTGCTCCCGGTTCCCGAGCTTGAGACGCTCAAGGAGCAGACCATCGGCGAGCTGAAGGAGGAAGGTTTCGCGATCACGAACTTCCACTCGGGCGGCGTCTTCTACACGCTGCTCCTCATCGTCCTCCGCGTCAAGGTCGAGTTCACGGAGCTGCTCCGGGACGTGCTGAACAACATGTTCCTCACTCACGCCTCGGGCGTGTGGGTCGACCTCAAGGCGGCGGACTACGGAAAGAAGCGCAAGAAGGCCCAAAAGACCCAGGGCCTCGTCACACTGTCCAGAACAAACGACCAGGGCGAGGCCGTCAAGATCCCGAAGGGTCACGTCTTCAAAACGGAGAAGGACGTCAACGGCGAGGAGCTCCGCTTCTTTGTGCTTGAGGCGGCGGTGCTGCAAAAAGGGGCCCGGTCGGTGGACGTCCTGGTCGAAGCGGAGAAGGAGGGCTCCCGGTACAATGTGCCGGAGGCGCAGATCACCCGGAGCCTCACGTTCCTCAATGGGATCGACGGCATCTCAAACGGCGAGGACTGGATCGTCCGGGAAGGAAGTGACACCGAGGACGACGAGAGCCTCCGCACCCGGGGCCTCCGTTCCTGGTCGGAGCTGGCGGCGCGGTCGATTGAGGACACCTTCATCAACACCGCCGAGGCCGTCCCGGGCGTCCTGTTCGCGCAAGCGGATTGCGACCACCCCCGGGGGCAAGGGACGGTTGACGTCATTGTCACAGGCACAGCGGGAGAGGCCACGGAAGGACTCCTCAAGGAAGTCCGGGAAGCCGTTGACAAGATCGCCGGGCCATACGATAATGTTATTGTAAAGTCATCTGTCACCGCACCACAAGATATTGAGGTTACGGTCACGACCGCCGACGTCGCAGCGGAGGAGGAAGTCAAGAACCGGGTCAACGCAATTCTCACCGATCTGCTCGCCGTCCGCAAGGGCCGGAGGTTCAACGAGCTCCGGCGCTCGGACATCAACTTCGCGATCCGCAGCAACTACAGCGCCGCCACAAACACCGAAATCACCAAACCCGCCGAGGACGTGGTTCTTGACAAGGACAAGGTCATCACCCTCGGCACGGTCAAGGTCACGGTGAGGAGGGAGTGAGCGGATGAAGCGGTTCGGCACGTTCGGCGAGTATATGTTCGACCTCCTTTTTGCCCCGCTCAAGCGCGGCAAGCGGGCGGCCAATCAGTTTTACATCTTCTTCAAGGTCGTCGGGCGTATCTTCGACGGCATGAAAAAGGACGTCTTCCGGGTTCGGAGTGAAGCGAACGTCGCAAGCGCGAGCCCGGTCATGCTCCCCGTCCACGGACAGGATCGCGACATGCCGAGACTTGAAGGCGAGGACGTGGAGAGCTATCGGACGCGGCTTTCCATGAAGGGGGTCATCTCCGAGTGGAGCGGCACGAAGACGGGCATCCTCTACGCCCTGGCCGCGCTCGGATATGAGGAGAGCACGATTGAGCCCTTCTCCTACCAAGACCCCGAGCGGTGGGCGGAGTTCATCGTCTTCCTCAAGGGCTCCAAGCAAAGCGGCATCAACAATCTCACCGTCATCGACGCGGAGGTTCGGAAGGTCAAGGAGGGCAGCTCAAAGCCCGCCTACGGCGCGGAGGCCGGGAACGGCATCGAGATCCGCTCCCAGGTCTTCACGGGCTTCTCGAGATACCCCCGTTGCGGAGAGATTGTTTGCGGAGTCTGGCCCCGTGTGGTTAGCATCGGCCACCTTTTGGCGAGCGACATCCAGGCGGGCAGCGTCCAGGGCTCCGGCGAGGTCGAGTTCCCGAAGGTGGGAACAATCGCGGCCTCGGAAAAATTCTATCAGCCGTGCGCCTTTGTCATGTACGAGGGCCTCGCCTCCCGCATTGAGGCGGGCTCGGAGGCAGACTCCGGCGCGAAAATATACCCCATGTGTTCCCCGGCGCTTCGCTGCTCCGGGACGACATACATGACGGAAGGAGGGGAAGCAGATGCCGAAAACACTCACAGCGGTCGGCATTGAGAAGATCGGGCGGCGCTTTGCCGACTCGGTCGACCATGCAGCCTATACGCTGAACGGCGCACCGAAGACGGTCAAGCCGTTCCGCAAGCTCATCGAGGCGGACACCGTGAAGATTTACGTCTACTTTGACGACACGGTCTCCGGGAACGTGGCAAATGTGCAGCTCGTCGACACGGACGGGGACATCATCGCCCAGACCGAGCGCACATTCGAGAAGCCGCCGAGCAAGGGTCTCTATGTGGCCTTCAAATATAACATCACTGAAAAAGAAACGGAGGTAGAAGTTGTAAATGGAAGCGTATAAAAAGATTGGATGGCTCGACCACGTCGAAGATGTCGCGACGGGCGAGGTCATCCAGGAAGGGACGCCCGTGAGTCAGACGAACATGAACCACATGGACGACGGCATCTTCCAAAACCGGGAGGCCGTCATACTCCATGAGGCGCAGATTGCCGACGCACAGAAGGAGATCAAGGTGCTGAAAGACGCCACGCTCAACAACATGACGAACAACGTCTTTCTCATCAATTTTGACTCTGTCAACGCGGTCGCGATCACGTCCGGCATCTATGACTCCGTGGCGCGGAAACTCTATGTATAACCTCACTTGTCTTTCCGGGAATGGCGGCTATATGGTCGCCTGTACCCGTAAAGAGGCAAGCTGCATACTCGGGAACTTTTTCGGCGAGCTTTGCCCGATATGCGAAATATGCCGGGAACTCCTGGATGACGAGCTCGCCCTCAAGACCGCGAGCGGTCTCACTCTCGAAGGGGAGGCCGTCCTTGTCATTGAGGGACACAGCTCCATCACGGGAAAACCCGCGAAGGTAAAGCTCACCGACTACGGCTTCGAGTTCTTCGGGGACATCACCGAGATCGCCCGCATTAGAAATGCGAGGTGCTGCTACATTGGAACCGTCCATACTGCAAAAGAAGGCTGAGATCTTCCTCGAGAGAGATGTCTACCCCTTGCTCAAGAACTTCCCCCAGGCCGAAAAGTTTAGTTTGTCGCAGGAAATCAAACAATCGTGTTTTAGGCTCATCCGGGCGGCGGTCATGGCGAACAACCTCACCGTCGTCAAAAAGCAGCTTGAATGGCTGGATGAGGCGGACGCCGAGAAGACGCTCCTCCTCGTGCTGTTCGGGGTCGCCCGGACACAGAAGTACATCACGGAGAAGAAGATCCACGAGCTGCAAACCAAACTCAACGAAATGGGGCGCATTATTGGAGGCTTGCAAAAGCACTTCATCAACAACCGATAAAAAGTAAACCGCACCTACTTAGGGTTATCTCTGTATGGCGTCGAACCGTGCGAACCGTGGGTACAACTCGGCCCGCAACTGGAATTGGAACAACTCGTCCAATCGGAACGCGAACCTCGGTTTCCGCCCCGCCTTGTAGGTTTTACGTCATTCGCGGCTACGGCTTCGAGTGCGTGTCCTTGTTATACTTCAAGGGAGAGGTAATCCTTCGCCTTGTCTAAGACGGCGTAAAAACAGTGACGACCCCGAGCCCGCCCTTTTGTATGGGGAGGCAAGGGCGAGTCTACAATGTGGGTATAAACCCGCGTCATAGGTGCCAAGCCGTTCCCAAAGGAAAGGATGCCACAATGACGAAATTCCCCTTATTTATTAAAACCGCACAGAATATAAAACGCCCGCAGATCCCGCCGATCATGCCGCTTGTGCCCTATGAGGAGGCGGTCGGCTACGAGCGGATCAAGGGCGGCTACAAGCAAGCCCTAAGAGGGCGAAGAAAGTACACCCGGGAGGCCGTCAAGTACGACCTGTTCCGGGAGAAGAACAACGTCGACCTCTGGCGGGAGCTCAAGAGCTCGAAGTACACGCCGGGCCCGTATCACTTCAACGTCATCACGGAGCCGAAGCGGAGAGACCTCTCCATTCCACAGCTCCGGGACAAGGTGGTGCAGCTCGTCATCCACGAGGAACTACAAAACATGTTCCGGCCCGTGTTCATCAACGGCTCGTTTGCTTGCCAGTACGGGAGAGGCCCGATCCGTGCCGCCTTCAAGGTGCAGCACGACATGAGGGTCGCCCGGATGAAATGGGGCGACAACGCGGCGATCATCAAGATCGACGCCCGAAAGTTCTTTTATTCCATCGACCGCGCTCTGCTCAAGAAAATCCTTGCGAAGCGGTTCAAGAAGCTCAAGAAGAAACGCCCGGAGACCTATGAGGATCTCCTCCGCTTCTATCGGCTTCTTTGCAAAGTGATCGACAGCTCGCCGGAGGGCGAGACGGGCATCCCTCTCGGGAATGTCAGCTCCCAGGACTTCGCGAACATCTACCTCAACGAGCTCGATCAGTTTTGTGTCCGCTTTCTCGGCGCGAAGCTCTACACCCGGTACATGGACGACATCGTCATCGTTGCGCCGGACAAGGAGACCGCCCGGGAATGGCTGGCGAAAATCAAGGTATTCCTCCACGAGAGGCTACACCTTGACACCAACAAAAAGACAAAGGTTTTCTATATGCGGCAGGGCGTGAACGCCTACGGCTTCAAAATCAAGGCCACCCACATGATGCTCCGCACCGAGTCCAAACGGAGGGAGAAGCGGCGCGTCAAGGCGATGGTTCGGAAGATGAAGGAAGGCAAGCTCACGCGCTCGGCGGTCGTCCAGGCGGTCAACTCGTGGCTCGGGTTTGCTCGCTGGGCGTGCGCCTACAATCTCGCGAAGAAGATATTCGCGCCCTACCGCTTCATCAAAACGGAAGGAGCGATCCCCTATGGCGCAATATCTCGGAACCGTCAAGCTCGGCGGCTTCTACAACAACGGCGCGATCTTGAAGCGCCCTACAAGGCCGTGGCGTAACGATGACACGCCGCCCGGGGCATCGGGGGACGGAGACATCCCCTCGATGTCCGGCAGCATGGCGAACTACACCTTCGGAAACACCCCCAGCGCGGACGCGAACAAGCTCCAATGGGTCAAAATCAAGGACGGAGACAAGACGCTGCTTATTTGCGACCGCGTCATCCTGGTCTCGGTTTCCTGGGACGACCTCAACTCACAGGGCTACATCACAGGCAAGACCGTCACCATCGACGGCGCAAAATACAAGTGCCGCGTCCTCACAGGCGGCAGCAACCGAAGGAATGGCGACCCCTATGCGGGCGGAACGCCCACTAATAACGAGTGGGACAGGTTCATCACCCGCGAGGAGGTCATCTCGGGCCTCCCGGCCCCGGTCTCCTCCGACCTGGACTCAAACCAAAACTCGACCGACCTCAACAGCGCGCATAACAAGTTTTGGAATTGGTTTTATGTGTATTCCTGGTGCCAGGAAGTCTATGCGGATAATGCGTCGAGCCGTGCGCGCCGTGGGTTCATCTCGGCCCGCTACTGGGGTTGGAGCTACTCGTCCACTCGGAACGCGCACCTCGGTTTCCGCCCCGTCCTTGAAGTCCTGAACACTGACCCTCTGATCTCTGACAGTGACAGAAATCTCGGAGACAAGAACACAAACTTCACGATCGAGTACACGGTCGACGACGCCGACTCCGGCGACGTCTTGACGGCGACGGAGTCGCTTGATGGGCGAACGACGAAGTCGTTCGCCCCGACGCGAAAAGCAAAAAACACGATCTCCATCAACATCAAGGAAGTCTCCCTCGGGAAGCACACGGTCAAGGTCGTCGTCACGGACGGCCAGGGCGGAACGGCTACCCGGACATGGACATTTACCCGAGTCAACTCCGCCCCGGTCATCTCCGGCGCAGACACCAACCTCGGGGACAAGAACATCGGCTTCACGTACACCTACACCGTCGACGACGCGGACGGGGACACCGTCACAGTCGTCGAGAAGCTCAACGACGAGACCATCCGCACCCTCAACAACGCCCCGAAGGGCGAGCAGCTCTCCATCTCCATCACTTCGGAAAAGCTCTACACCCTGGGGCTCAATACGGTCAACAATCTCGTCATTGAGGCATCGGATGGGCAGGGCGGCACATCCTACCGCCGCCTCACCTTCAAGCGCACCAACTCGGCCCCGAGCATCTCCGGCGAGGACGAAGACCTCGGGCAGCAGACGGGCAGCTTTGCGGAGACCTACACCGTCACCGACGTCGAGGGCGACAACGTGGTCGTCACGGAGTTCGTGGACGACCAGGAGATCCGCAGCTATCAAGCGACGCTCGGCGAGGAGGAGACGATTGAGCTCTCCCGGGAGATGTGGCTCACCCTCACCAACGGGGCCCATCAGCTCCGCGTGGAGGCCGTGGACGGCAACTTCGCGACAAGTGTGAGAGTCTGGAATTTCTCCAAGAAGGAGACGGTCATCAAGTTCCAATTCGCAAAGCCCGAGGAGACGGACGCCCGGGCGACGAAGATCCTCATCACCCCCACATGGAAGATTGAGGGCTCGGTCGCAAAGGTCGAAGCGTGTAACAATGCGTTTGACGCGGCCCCGACCTGGGAGGACATCACGGCGCAGGTCGCGATCAACCGGGTTTTCAACTTCACGAACGAGACCAAGACCGCCGAGAAGTGGGGCGTCGACGTTCGTTTCACCATCACGAAGAATGAGGGGTATGAGGGAGAGGTTTCGATCTCCGGGTTTGGAGGTGCATACGAATGATGCAGTATTTAACACCGAAGAAGTCCATCAAGGCAATCTCGGATGCTCAAAAGCGGAGTGACTCCGCCCAGGCCGTCGCCGAGCTTATGTTCGTTAAAGCGGCCCAGGCCCAGCAGCTCGACGACGCCTCCATCGCAAAATATCCCGAGTTCTTTGTCACATGGGACGAGAATTGGAGAGGCAAGGCGGGCGACATCGTCCAGGACGAGGGGAAGCTCTACCGCTCCATCCATGACGTCACCGACGCCGGGCAGAACCGAAAACCCTCGGAGACGCCCTCCATGTGGACACAGATCGGCAACCCTCTCGAGGAGTTCCCCGACTGGGTGCAGCCCCTCGGGGCACACGACGCATATAGCAAGGGCGCGAAGGTTTCCCACAACGGCGAGAAGTGGACGTCCGACGTTGACGCGAACGTATGGGAGCCCGGCGTCTATGGCTGGACGAAGTACACCGAGCCCGTGAAGGCCCAGGGAGGGCCCCAGGAGCCCGCAGAAGGCCCGGACGAGGAGCCGGAAGGGTAAACCCCCACAAGAGGGCAAAAGGCAAAGGGAGGGGCGGCAAAAGCCGCTCCTCCCGGAGCCTAAAAAAGCCCGCCCTCTTGCGTGGGCCGCTCCCCTTGTTTTGGGGGCGGTTGACGCAAGTGAGCGAGCCTCGGAAATGCTTCTAAGAATGGGCGATTTTTTCTCATCTATCCTGTCCCTATTTCTCAAAAATCTTGTCGCGCTACACAAACGGTTCGATATCGACCGTATACTACGCCGTAACAAAGGATGGCGAGACGTATACCGCAGGTTCGAAACTCACCATGGAGACCACCTATCAGTGGAAGAACAGTGGTGCAGACGCAGCAGTGCCGGGCACAATTACGCCGGAAACCGTAGTGATAGACAAAAACGAAAACGAAAATGAAAACGCAAAAGCAAAAGCGTTTACGCTGGACAGTGCAACGAATGCACCGACAGACGCGGAATACGACGAAAGCAAGTACCGGAACGGCGAGCAGTACCTGATTCACGGTAAGGATACTGTGACGGAGAACGGAACCACGTTTGACCGCTATATTCTCAGTACAATGGCTAAGTCGACCAGTGGTAGCGCCGGTGCGGAAGAGGACACCTATACTGTCAAGTATTATCAGCTGGTGAAGAAGGCAGAGAACAGCTATGACCGGACCGAGCTGACCTGCACACAGCAGACGAAGCTGGGCAGTTATACGGATCCTTCGTTCACACTGGTAACAAAGGAAACTACGGTTGAAAATAAGGTTACTACCTCTACGCCGGGTTCCGGTACGGCGCTGACCCTGACGACGAAAACGGCGGAAAAGGCGGAAAAGAACGGCGCTGCACTCGGCAATGTGGAGTACACGCTGACGATTACGAACACGTCGGACGGCACGGTCAGCACGATTGTCGGCAGAACAAACAGCAGCGGCACGGACAGCAAAACGTGGACCGCACCGACAGCCGGTCTGTATGCCATCACGACCACCGCGACCGGCGGCTTGACAAGTGATACGGTATATTATCTGGCAGGCGTGCAGAGTGTAGAGGACGGCGATACCAGCACAACGGAGACCGTTTACACGCTTGAAAGCAAGGCCGACGGAGAAAACAAGATTACGAGCGTATATGGTATGCCGATTGCTCTGACCGTGCAGCAGCAGACTGTAAGGAAAACCGAAAACAATGTTACCGCAGACAGCAAAACAGAGGTTGCGGGAAATATCACCTACACCTGGCGGCAGTCCGGTCAGAGCGAGAGTACGGAAACGGCTATCACTGACAGCACTTTCCGACCGGAGAAGGCGGGAACCTATATCATCACGGCATACCAGAATGATAGCGATACTTCCAAGCGCACCAAGCTGGCGTCCACGACCATTACGGTAAAGCGCAAGCCGCTGGAGCTGTATGTTACCTGGGATAAGGATAACGACACTCACACTTCGACCGAAGCGCCGGACAACAAGAGCGCATTGGTGGTCAAGGCGGATGCTCTGGAGTCGGTTGACACTCTGCCGTCGGCAATTACAGCCGTATGTGCGCTGTATGATGACAAGGGCAATCGAAAGAACGTCAGCGGCCGCTTTGAGGTAACGATTGCGGTCAACGGTGAGGACGAGGCTGTGAAGTCGCTGCTCGAGAAGTACGAGCTGAATCTGACCAAGCGCATGCTGGTTGTCAAGCAGGACACCCTGAGCGTAACCTATCGCGCCGGTGAAGGCGGCTCGCTTAGTGCAAGCTACAACAGCGGCAACCTCGACCAGAAGTTTGAAAGCGGTAAGAACATCGCTAAGAACACCAGGCTGATGTTTGATGCCAAGAGCAACGACGGTTTCCTTGTAAAGGAATGGAAGGTCAACGGTCAGTCCATTACCGGTAATCCAAAGTACAAGGTGACGGAGATTCTGTCGAACGGCAAAAAGGTTGGCGAACGACTGACGGTAGCGGCGCTGACGGAAAAGCTGGACGTAGAAGTATCTTTCAGCAGTGATTCGCACACGATTACCTTCAGCAGCGGCGAAGGCGGTAAGCTGACCGCAGCACTGAAGGACGGCGGTGCAGTCACGACCGGACAGAAGATTGCGGAAGGCGCAAATGTGACGTTCACGGCTGCGTCGAACAGCGGTATGTCGGTAGCACGCTGGGTGGTGGACGAAAAGCCGTATTACTGGCCGGGTACGACCGATTTGTACCGTGAGTCCACACTGACACTGGAAAATGTGCAGAAGGACCGCAAGGTAGCGGTAGAGTTCAGCAAGGCAGGCACCTATAAGCTCACCTTCAACATCGAGTCGGAAACCGGCAGCACTTTGCCGTCCGTGCAGACCTCGGCGAAGCTGGCAGACGGTACTGCGGCAGATCTGAATGCGGTGCCGGACGGTGCGGCAGTAACGTTTGCACTGGAAAATCTGGGCAGCAACTACACGGTCAAGACGTGGAAGGTGGATGGTAAGGAAGCCGCAAATTCGGGTACGCAGAAGCAGTTTACGCTGCGCAATATCACTGGAATGCATACGGTTACGGCTGTGATCAATGCGGCGCAGGAGGTAACGCTGACCTTCAAGGCAGTGGATGCAAAGGGTGACCCGATAAACGCAGACGCAGGCATCGCTTCCGTTACCGCAAAGATTAAAAACGGCAATGCGATTACCAACGGCAGTAAGGTCGGCAATTATTCGACGATTGAGTTTGCTGCTGCGGTAAACGAGAATTACTACGTTTCTGAATGGACCGGTGCGAAAGCGGATGCGGAGGATTCGACAAAGGCATCCATCGCAAGTCTGGAAAAGACCACTGATGTTATCGCGCATATCGCGGAGAAGCCGCAGGTGACGGTGGCAGCTGCTGAGAACGGCGCGGTTACAGTCAAGGGCACGCGCGTGAACGAGGTATCTATCACGAAGGACAGTACCAACACGCATGTTGATTATGACAGCGCGATTACCATCATGGCGGAGCCGGAGGAGGGCTACTACGTTAAGAGCCTTACCGTTGGCGGCAAGACGTTTGATTATGATTCTCAGAATACCTATCAGTCGGGTACTCGCACGGAGACTGTAAAGAATATCACGGCAGATACCGCGGTGACGGCTG